AATAGCTGATCAGTCTCAGGCTCCCACTCCGGCTGCTCATCCAAGAGCTGCCAGGACATATGCTCGCCAATGCCATTAGCCCGTTGCCGCTTAGCACCCGGAGGCGTCTTCCAGACAGGCATCGGCTGCCCATTCGGACCCCGCTGCATCACAGGCTGGCCGTCCGGGCCTATCTGCGGCGTCCCGTCGTCTGATCCAATGACGACACCCTTCACGATTGAGCGTCCATTCACAATCGCCGGATAGGCACGCGCGGCAAACTGAGTAGCCGCGGTGGTCACCAGAGGATAGATGACGTTCGCTGCCTTCGGCCATGGGAAGCTTTTCTCCTTGGCAATCTGCATTGCCAAATCCATCGCCTCTTCGCTCTTGGTCTTCCAGTCAGCGCGAGAGGTTACATCGATCTCGTATTCTTTCTTGACCCGCATGCCGATTTCATCGAGCAGCATCTTGTCAAGGGATTCGGCGATGTTCTGGGATTTGATGTAGTCCTGCAGCCGCTTGATATGCTCGGGGTCAGGACCGATGGGCTTGGCGTCCTGTGGAGCGGCGGCGAGAGCGTTCATCAATATCCCGTCACGCTCGATCGCGCACTGTCAATGTCGTCACGCGCTGCAATTCGATCCAAAATCATCTGATAGCGAAGCTTTCTAAGATATTCGTCTGAGGCAGACACGCGGCGCTGCGCTTCGTGCTGGGATTGAGCGTATTGAGCGTCTTCGCGGTAGACATCGGCGAGGCGGGTCATTTGGGCCGAAACTCTCCGCACCATTCAGCAGAATTTGTCAGCGGCCACTCAAATTCCAATTTGCCAGCTATCTCGCCGCGCTGTGGGGGATAACGTCGGCACTCTTGGGTAACACCCTCTTCCATTTCGTCGTCGCAGTCATTGAAAAACCAAAACATGCAGTCAGCGCACTTCATTTCATGCCTCATTTCCTGGAGGATTTCATGATCGAGGCTGGCGGATGATCAAGCTCATCCTGAATGGATTTGTCGAGGGCTGGTGATACGTCGCATTTTGGCCCGAACAGGCTCAGAATGAACCTTACGAGACGCCGCACCTAATACCCCGTCACTTGTGAGCGCGATGCACTTCGGTAATCCATATCGCCCCAGAGATCGTTGATTGAATCCGGCGCTTGAGGTTCGTAGCAGATAGCCATTAATCCGAACGCATCGGCGCCGTGACTTGACCAATCATGATCAGGCCCCATGCCCACGTTGCGGTTTTCGTCCTTGCGCTCATGATAGAAGCCCAAGGCATCACGGCCGGCCTCTGTTTTGGCTTCATCAAACCAACAGCGCGAGAATATGCGACGCACAGCTTCAATACGCAGCGCCGCTGCACCTTGGCCCTGGTTTGAGATGACCTCGACATTGAAGCCAGCTTCGTACAGGTGATGCGCGTAAGTCTTACCAGTGACCGCGTTAGTGTGCCCACCATCATGCGGCAGATAGCAAATCGCGCGATCGTATTTACGGCGTCTTAGTTCATTGACGTAGTACGCAAGGACCTGGCCAACACCTTCGATATAGTCAATGACCTTGATCGTCTGGCCTTCCCATTGGACGATCCAGATCGCGAGTGCATCGGCTTTGGCGCCGGCGCCTCCGAGATCGAAGAAGGCTCTAAGCGGCAATAGCGGATCAGCAGCAACTCGACCTATGCGTCCTTCTTGACGGACCAGCAAAAGACAGGATGCAAAGTAGGCTCCCTCGAAAGCCTTGGCATAATCGCCTTCCCAAATGTGATCGTACCTGTCCGGATACTTCTCAAGATCAAGCTTGCGCTCGTCGTTCAGAACTTCCGGAAACCAAGGATTATCACGCCAGTTAGCTTTTACAACAACCGAGCCTTCGGGTTTCTTGACCCTCAGGAAGTCGTCTATCGCGTCAACCTTGCGCCGCGGATTCCATGACGCCCAAATCTCAGAGCCCTCAGAGCGGATCGTAGGGCGAAGCAGAGCCAAGCTACGCTCACTAAGCGTCTGCGCCTCCTCAACCCACGCCCGATTAAACCCCTCTAGCGACTTGATCGATTCCGCCGTGCTGTCCTGCATACCCTGAAACAGGATAACGCCACCACCACGCGACTTGATCTGATCAGACTGCACTTCGAAGTGCTGGCCGAGGCCCAAAGTCTGGATCTTGTCTTCAATCAGCCGCTTCGCCGAGTCCTTAAGGCTCTTTTGAACTTCGCGAATGCAAACCGAGCGGAAGCCAGGATTGTGGTAATGATCATCAACCAACAACTCAGCAAAGAAGTGCGACTTGCCCGATCCTCGACCGCCCCAAGCGCCTTTGTAACGGGCCGGGTGTAATAGCGGCTCAAATACCCGAGCTGTCGGAACCCTTTGGGTCAACAATCTGCCTCACGAGCGGCTGCAAGATTACCTGGAATGCTTCGTCATCATCGTTCTTAAGCGGCTGAGGCGCCTTACCATCAAGCCGATCAGCTATTTCCTTGATCGCAGCCAAGCCCTCCTTGGTTTGCGCCTGCTCGATCAAGTTACGAGCAATCAATCGAAGCGCCTTATGGTCGTCTCCAGCAGCCGCAAGTTCCATCTTCAGAACATCACGGAACGGCTTGGGCCTAGGACCAGAAGCTAATTTATTTCCTGTCTCAAAAGGCATGTTCAAACATAATCAAGCGGTTGAAACTTAATCCGTCCGCGGATTCGGCACGCCCATATCGTGCGGGCCGTGATCGGGATGGCGCGTGGTGCCATCGTGGCTGCGCGCACCGTCCTTGATCGCGCGCTTACGTCCAGCGCCGTCGTCGTGGCTTACGCCGCTCTTGAAGGGGGATTCGCAGCAGCCCACGTCGTCCATTTTCATATCGCCTCTTGCCATGCGTTGATGTTGTCGGAGTTGTTCGTCGCTCATGCCGCTATCCTATTTTCCGTCCTCTGGGCAACCGCCCTAGCTACCTGCCACAGCTCTTCAAGCGTGGCGTCGTTCTTAATTTGATTTGCACGGTGGCTTATGATCCACACATTACCGCGCACATAACCCCTTGTGGGATCTATCCGATCTATGGTCGGTGAACATGAGCTGTGCCGCTTGCCGCCTATGTTGGGAATTAACGTCACCCCAAATATCGGGCACACCAACGGCATAGTGAGATCGGCTGAAGATATATCGAAGGCGATACCGCTTTGCTTGGCTCTTTTTTTCGCGGCCGAGACAAGAGTCGGTACGGGATTCTTCTTATATCTATCGTATTGTAAGAAAAGGATCCGATCCTTATTTTGATGGTAATATGCTTTGCGAGAGCGATATTTCCTCGGACCGCTCATTTACTCGTTTTCGGATTTCGAAGCAGAGTTCTCTAACTCGTGCAAAGGGTTTAGAGAAGGACCGCCGTTCGACATGAGATTGAGAGCGTCCTCAATCGCTTTCAGCTCGGAGCTCGCTTCAGCCAGGATCGCCTTATGCGGCGCGAATGCGCTCGCGGTCTTGGCCTTCATCGCGTCTTCCTGGGCAATCAGCAAATCGGCCTCGGCTTCCATGTTGGTTGCCACGCGATGGGCAACACCACGGGCCTGTACAAACTTGCCCTTCAGCCGATCAAGCGGTGTGGTCACTGCGACTATCCTCGTATTTTCAGTTCTAACCAGCGTGTTCTTCAACGCCTGAATGATTTCCGCGTTAGACGCGGCCGGACCAACATCGAGCACCTTGCCGTCAATGTGCAAGCGCTGGTGGCCACTTGGTAAAAACTCAATATCGAGATTTTCGTACCCAGGAATATCCTTGAGCGCTTCCCGCGTCTCATGAATTAACATCTCTGGGGTTAGCCTTCTCGTCTCGTGGATCGCTATTGAAAGCCTCGCGGCAAACCATTCCAAATCATTTGACGAAATCACGCAGGATCGTAATCGTACGGCGCCTGATAGCCGCCATAGCCGTAGACCTGACTGTAATCCGGCTGAACCTTGGCCATCTCGGCCGCTTTCTTCTCGGCTTCCATCTCAGCAATACGCTGGCGAATAGCGGCGAAATCGTCAGCGGCGCGAGTGGGGCTGCTCATGCGCTCTCGTCCTTGCGCTTCTCGGCCCATCGCTCAGCCTGCTCACAGAGCGGCACCGTCATGCTCCCGACCGCATCCAGCGCGACCTGCTCAAGCGGCGGCGGCTTGCGGGTGTAGGAGCGGGATTTGGCTTTGAAATCGACGCAGATAATGTCGGCCATATTAACTCGCCACCCCAAGAAGCATTGCTCCAGCAACAATCGATATAGCGAGTAAAAAGGGAGACGCTTGGATCAAGGTAATGGTCAATATCCGACGAATTTCCATCACCGCCACGGCTTCTCATCCGGCACAAAGCTCAACACCACAAGCCCGGCTATCGCCAAGCAGATCAGATAGGCAGTGAGAGGGTTAGCCACGGAACGTGACGCCAAAGAAGAATTTGACGGTATGATAAATAATAACCACTCCACCAGCCATCAAAACACCTGCCATAACCAAACTCATGTCAGTTCGCCTCGCTCGGCTTTTCGATGTACATGCACGCGGCCTTGTACCCAATCGCCCCATGCGATCTGATTTCGTCAGTCATGTCCCGCTCGGTAAATTCCTTCGCCGCATCCCAGCACGAGGCCGCATCCCTCATTTGCTGCGCGTGATTGATATCCGGCTGTTGACCGGGCATCATGATCGAGACGATCAGGACGATGATCTTTTGCATGTGGATACCTGAATTGGTTTTGCGCGGCACTCAGCAGATTGGCGCTCTCGGCACATAGGTCGGCCGGCTCAGCAGGGGTCGCAGCGCATCGGTTTGCTTGAGGCCGCGCAAACGAAAGCCGCCCAAACGGATTTCTCCGGGGCGGCCTATGATTCTTGCGAGCGTGCCTTGTGTACATGGTTTGGTCGTACGTGTCAAGCCATGGTCTTGCTGGTGTAGCCAAACACCACGGCTAGGGTCTCTAGGGCGGCATGAAACTCGATCCGAAGGGCCTTATAAACCCGTTCGAACCCGCCCGGGGGCGCTGTTTCCCTCGCCACGTCAACCAGCGCCTTGCGGGTGCCCAGCACGGCGACAACCAGCCAATTCGAGGATTTCAGCTTCTCTCTAGCCCGCTGCAATTCCCGGCCTGCATGATCCCGACGCTCGGAAATCGGATCCTTCATGCGCCCCCCATCGACGGCCTCCTTGGTCGGGTCGATCCCACACACCCCGCCAATCTCGGAGCCCTCGTACGCCCGTTGCCAGTGCCGCCCAGCGACGAAATCGCATTCGCTGATCTGACCCCGTGCCAGCATTTCAGCCAATGGGTCGTCACGGGTGGAACGCAGAACCACGATCTTGTCGCCAGGATCGAGCGCCATGGGATCGTCAACCTCGACTGCGGCGACTTGCGCATTTCTGAGCAAGTCCCTCGCCTGTCGATCGTGAGCCGGATTGAACGGTTGAGATTTACGACGTCGTGGTGGTGATGCTGTGGTGGTCATGTGATGCCCCTGTGATTGGTTGCGCTCATACGTTGCGGTTGCATTCCCCCTTACAGGGGAGATGCAACGCAACTAGTTGCATGAGGTTGCGTTTGTTGGTTGCGCGCAACCAAGTGCAACGTGAACGTATTAAGAACATTAGACAGCGCTCCAGAGCTTGGAATTGCCTGAAGCGTCGTACTCAACGGACACCAAATCCTTATCGACCAGGTTGCCAAGGGACCGAACAAGTGACCCTCTATTGATCCTGGTCATGGCCTCGAGCCGCATCAGTCCGAGCGGTTGGCCGGCTTTCTTTAGTTCCTTTAGGATAGCTTCTTCGTTCTTCCCTATCTTCGGTGGTGATGCCTCGCCCTCTGGCTTAGCTTCAACATCGTCTCCTCTGAGATTCAGAATTAGGGTGCTTCTCTCGGTTCCATTTTGTTCGAAATGGATCTTAACTGGCGTTAGATGGATAGCTTTTAGTTCGTCAAAATCTTTCTGTTTTCCGCGTGGAGCTTCGTTGATCAGCTCCAAATCATTGGTCGAGCGCTTAACGTAAAAGATAGTATCGCAGGCATTGCGGAGGCCTTCATTGCCAACCTCTCCGTTGGCAGCATCCTTACCCGCGTGATGGATGACCATTACGTGGGCACCCGTATCTTCGCGCAGCTTCTCAACCGCCTCTACGAATGAGTTCATGTCAGCGGGTTGGTTCGGATTTCCCTTTCCAAAGGTGCGGCTAAGGGTATCGATTACAATAAGGGTGATCTTGGATCCGCTGCTTAATGCGCTGATGAGAGCATCCAGATCGGCTAGAGTCGTCAACGCTAGGCCATGCGGAATGATCTGAAAGTCGGGCTCAGGGCAATCACGGCCACGGGTTTTCATCCACCCCATCGCGCGGGTGGCGAGGCCACGCGCACCTTCAGCAGCAAGATAGACAACCCGACCTTTTTTGACGGGCTTGCCGTGCCAATCAAGGCCTGTGGCAACGCATAGCGCTTGGTCCAGAGCAGCAAAGGATTTAAGCGATCCAGACCGTCCCCAGAGCATTGAAAGGCCATTCTCGGTAATGGCGTCCTGAATCAGGAATGTCGGAGGAGGCATATTCGCAAGCTGCGAAATGTTAACAAGCTTTACCCGCGGCTTCTCTGGCGAAGACTGCAATTCCTTGGCTGCGGAGATAAGCGCCGCGGCATCACCACCTTCGGCAACGCAATCGGCTGCGTCCCATTTTTCAGGCGCGGTTTCTGGAGGTGTAACCCCGAGGACCATACAGCCAATCGCAGCAAGCCGAGCCGCAACTTTCTTGGCATAGTCAAAGCCCGGATCGTCCTTGTCCGGCCAGATGATGACTGTCTTGCCGGCTAAGGGGGACCAGTCCGTCTTATCGATCGGAGCGTGAGCCCCTTGCATGGCAGATGTGGCCTCAATGCCGACCTTGGCTAAGGCTTCAGCGCAGCCCTCGCCTTCGACCAGGACAACTGTGGAAGCAAGGGCTATCTCGGGAAGGCGATAAAGCGGCCGGAGATCGGGGGCACCGGCTGCCCACTTAGTCACACCGTCAATGGTCTTATGACAGAACGGGCGGAACGTCTTGCTTTCCCGTGTACCATCAGGCTCAAAGCGCACTACTGAGGCAATGACATTGCCGCGTGTGTCATAATAACGATAGGTGGCTACGGGAGCACCAAGCTCGAGCATGTCAGCTCGTGGCTTAGTGCCTAGCTTTGCCTTGTTGGCTTCAATTCGCTCGGTTGGAGTTGGGCGCCATGTGACGCGCTCAACCTCGATGGAGTCGCCGAGATAGTCCTTGGCTATTTCCTTCAGCGACAGCACAAAGTCAGCGTTGCCATGATAGCCCATGCAGGCCCGATAGAGAGCGATTAAATCGCCGCCCTCATCGGTCGCATGGTCCTTCCATAGACCGGTATCCAGAGAAATAGAAAGCGAAGCTCCCGGCGTGCCGGAAGTGTCACCGATCCGCGCTTGGCCACGCGAGATTAACGCACGGCCAGAAAACAGCCATTGGACGAAATCCTGTGCAGACGCATTTAAGCGTTCGCGGATCGCGTCAGCCGTTATTTCATCCGAGCGCCACTCGCCCTGACGCTTGGCGTTATTGAAGTCCAGAATCTGCCCCGACAATTTAGTCCGCTTTCTTTCCTCCCTTTGCTACTCAAAACATTTGCAATGGTGGATGCGAGGGTGAGTTATTCAGTCCAACATTCGGTCCGGTGATTGCACATCTTGCAGCGCCAATCGTCCGGCTTGTTTGAGATACGGTCCAGCAATTCGCGCGCCTGGGTCGCCTTGATGACCAACACAGCACGATCTGATGCGGCCTGTGCTGCCGTGGAGTCAAATGGAATTAGCTCATGCAGGATTTCACAATTATCGGCATTGACGGCTGTGAATAGTGCCGGATGGTCGGTTAGATCGAGATACGCCATATAGAGCTGGCACTGATCGAAATATTGAGGATAGGCTTTGCGTACCCCATCCTTCTCGAGCTTCTTCCAACCGGAAGAACCAAGCGCCTTGTGCTCCCAGAGACATGGATACTTCAGGAATAGAGGACCATCGACTAGGATGCCGTCTGCGTGGCCACGAAACAGGCCATCGACGGCGGAGAAGCCGGTTCGCTGGGTGCCACGCTCCATGCGGAACCCCGCCTGAGCAAGCGCCTTGACGGTGATTTCTTCGAAGGCATGTCCGCGCGCAAAGATGCGCTTGGTGCGAGCGGCATGGATCGAATCTCTCTGCCAATCGTATTGCACCTTGCGAAGGCATTCAGAACCGATGCCAGACGCCCCAAGATAGAGGCGCTTAGCTTCGCGTTCTTCGGTTAGTGCGCCGGCATCAAGCACGCCATTGATAAGGCGGCTGATGTCGGTTGATGAGATGTTCTGTCGGTTGAAATCGAGCATCAATCCCTCACATCAAATTCGTAGCTCCGCCAGAAAATTAAGCGATAGGGATGTTTTTCTTTGTCCTTATCGTTCTTTTCCTTAACGTAAGCGCCCGCCTTCTCCTCATTTGAAAAAACAGATTCTGGATAATCGTTGCTCATTATAACCCAGACTTTCATGCTCGTTTCCCCTTCAAAATGGTATGTCGTCGTCAAGCTCTTTGCGGGTCAGCAAAGAGCCACCATGCGCCGCTGAAAACTCTCGCTCGCCCACGTCTATTCGGCGAGTGATCTTGTCTGTCGCGCCCTGATCTCGAGCTGCCAAGGCGCTGTCCACCATGCGGTGTATCTGCCAGGCAAAGGACGTGATCGTGTCCTTTGGCCATTCAGCCACAGGCATGTCCCATGGCAATTCGAGCTCTCCGAGATGCGGAAGGATCGTTTCAACCGCTCCCGCCTCCCAAGGTTCGGGAGATCGATCCGGCATCGCCCGGATCGTCTCGTCATATCCACGGCCCTCTGCGACGGCCTGTTGCGCCTTGGTCTTGATCCACGCGAACATGCAGGCGGCAGCGATCCAGCCCCACTCGATATCAGAGAGGGAAGAGATCATGGACCGTCCATTGATGCCGTCATTTATTACGGCCTTCGCGGCGTCCACCGCAGCGGAATGGGACTTGCGATCCCAATCCGCTTCGATGTCGTTCAGCTTACGAGCTTCTTGTGCCATGTTAGGTAGTGGCCCAAGCCGGCTTTCCTGCAGCCGGAGCTGCCTTTGCCGCGACAGCCGCAGCAGCTTGGCCAATTGGCGCAAAGCTACTGGCCTGCTTGGCGATCTGCTCAATCTTGAGCCACTGCTTACGATCCGGCGTGATCACTTCGGCAAGAGTGTTCTTGTCCTTGTAACCGTCCTTGCCCTTTTCAATGCCAACCTTGGCAATGAAACGAACATCGTTGAGATCGCCCCAGTTTGACAGACGACGCTTGTTCTTGGCTGCATCGGACTCGTCATCAGGACGGATGCCATAGGCAGATTCCAGAATCGCACGAATACGAGCGGCAGAAATCTCGGCTGCCTTTGCGTGTCCTTCCGTAGTGCCCTCCACAAGCAACAGGGACCAGAATTTACGCTTGGCGTGCGGTCCTTCGGTGACGGTGAACTCGCAGTCAAGCGACATGCTGCCGCCGTCCTTTGAGCGCTTGAGCCATCCGCCTTCTCCGGAGTTGCCGGGGCGGACAGTAAGATGAACGGGGCAAATCGTACCGTCCGGCATAAGGTCGCCAGAGCGCTGTTCACCTGCATTATTGAAATCGAGAGCCATCTTAGTTCCTTTCAGGTTTAGAGTTTGAGTTGGTTACGCGATTACGCTGCTTCGGTTTGGCTTGGGATAGTGTGATCGATCACATGCCGCGGTCCTTTGCCGGTGAGCTTCGCAAGCCACTTGCCAAGGTGCGGTTCCTCGATTTGCTCGAGACGGCCAGAGCGATCTTTGGCCGGATAATTCCAGGGGTTGGGCTGGGTGCAGATCATGGCGCGGGTCGGTTTGCCGTCGCCAAAATCAACGAATTGCATCGTGACGATTTCATCAACGATGCCGGGTAGTTCCTTGCCCGTCTTGCCACCTTCGATCTGAAGCTGCCAGGACGTGACGTTGAACTCGTCCTTGAGATTTTCGAGGATGCCAACGAAGATGACGTTCTTATTGCGGGCGTGCTGAAGATGCGTGGCCCAACCGATCATCTCGCGACCCATCAAGCCGTAAGTGCCAAGCGTATTCTTCTTACCCTTGTCGTTGAAGCTCTCGGGCTGTTGTTCACACCAGCGAAAACAAATGCGTCCCGCGACGGTGATGGAGTCAATGAAGTAGGTTGAATATTTCATCATCGCATCAGTCGATCCCATGGATTCCGCCACGGCATCATAATGCGCTTGGCTGTAAACTGCGGTCGGGGGCAGTGCTGGATTCGGGCCGGCAAGATAGACCGCAAGGTCGCGACATTCTTCCCAGGTGCGGGGTTGGAAGGTGTCGATTTCCAAATCCTGCACGGCGAGATCGCCGGCTTCCAGATCCACAAAAAGGGTGGACTTAGGATCAAGCGTTCGCAGGAGGGTCGTCTTCCCTATGCCTGCAGGGCCTAGGATCAGGCCCTTCACGCCTTTGTCTTGCGCCATCCGCTCATCGGCGGAGATGATCTTAAGTTTCATGCTTAGCTCCTTTGCTGCTTTGGTTGGTTAAGTTGGTCCTCGAGGTAGTTGGTGGAAAAGAAACTGGGACCGCGCCTGTAGGCAGGCTTTAACGCGTCAATCGACGTGAGAAATTCAATCGCTTCTTCGACCGACTTCGCGCACTTCCATTCGTGGCCCAAGGCCTTGCAGATATCGCGAAAGCCGCGTTGGGTTTCAGACAACGCGCCTTTTGGTGTCTTCATCTCGAGCCAGGCAACGCG